AAATATTTTGTGAATTAAATGGTGGTTCCAAAACAAAACTTTTAGATTGGTTATATGATGATGGTAAAGCATTATACGATACCTCACTATCTCCAATCTGGAAATAACTTATATTAAAATTACCTTGCGAGATTTTTTGTCTTCCAGCGTCAGTAACTCTTGTGTTAATTAAACCAGCCGTATTTTTAAGTATGTAAGTCATTTAGTTTATAAATATTCAAAATAATTTTTTATTATTATAAAAATGCAGAATTCCCACTAGTCTCATAACTTGGGTTTGTAAATACAAAATTACAACATTCACAACCGTTAATACTTGATATATTTGTAATTAAAATTTTACTAAATTTATTAGCTGGGATATAACAAGTTGGGAATGGTGGTGTTAATACTGACAAACTATTTGTATATGTTCCATTTATTATATCACCAGACGATATTATTATATTTTGCCAATTAGTTGTTGTTTCTGTTTTTAACCTACCAAAAACAGAACAAGGTCCAGTAACCGTTAAATTTGTTGGTACCACATTTGGAGAACCGGTAGATGGTACTGGTATTGAGTTTTTAAGAACTGTAACAACATTATTATATGTTTGTGGAGAACTTGCTGGTTGTTTTGTAAATGTACTTACATGTTGTAAATCAAGTGATATTGTGGTTCCAAGTGGGAGTGGTGGTGTAACATTTATATTAAATGTATTTGAAGTAACGGTTAATGCTAAGGTATATGTTGTTGGTGATGGGGATGGTGTTAGGTTTACTTGTTGGTTTGAGGTAACACCTAATGAGTCTTTAACATATACAGAATAATTTCCACCACATAAATTTTGGAATATAGGTGTTTGTTGGAATGTTGTTCCTCCATTAACTGAATATTCATAAGGAGGAGTACCTCCATTTGCTTGTATCGTTATTGAGCCATCACAACCACAAGTTGGGTCATTTTTATCAATTGTGAATGAAGGCGTATTAACGGATGAACAAGTTCCTTCAGTAAATAAAATGCTTTGAAGTTGAATTGAAGGGTTTGGTGTACCAATTAGTTGCCAATTTGTAAGTGGTAATGGTTCGCCAGTATTTGGGTTTGTGTATGAATTATTGATTAAAAATTGATTGGATGAACTTCCAGATACAATCCAAGAATTTGTTGTTCCACCACTCCAATAAATTAAACCACTTGGTGATGATGATACCCAACTAGGATACCCATTATAAGAACCACCATATGTGAATTGTGTTAATGATGTTTGAGTGGTTACAATTTTACTAGATCTATTTGTTGTTGTAATAATTAAACAATAATCACTATATACTTTTTGAGTTGTTGTTTCTGGAATTGTTGTAGTTGTTGTTGTAATACCTGTTAAAACACAAGTTGTTGTTGCTGTAAAATCACCATAATAATCAACAACTGTTGCTGTATATTCTCCAGCATTCAAATTAAATTTTGCTGGTGCAATACTACCGTCATCCCATTTAATCGTAAATGGTGGTGTGCCTCCAGTAATACCTAATCCCACAACACCATCATATGAATCGGCAAATGTTGGTTGAATAGTAAAACATTCAACACCCATAGGAAATATTGTAATAGGGTCACACTCATTCTTTGGTTGAATTGGTACATCTGGTCTTGGTTGGGATATTGTTGTTGTTGTTGTTGTGGTTGGTATTGTTGTGGTTGTTGTTGTGGTTGGTAATGTTGTGGTTGTTGTTGTGGTTGGTAATGGTGGGCAAATATCATTAATACAATCACCCAATAAAGTTGTTACAATCATTTGTCTACAAGGGCTAGTAATACCCATTGTTTGTGAACAAATATTATATGTCAAATCTTGGGTTATTGGTAATATTACATTATTACCATTACAGTCTGTGTATGATACCGTAGTAGTACAAGGTGCAGTAAATTCCAAACAATAACAATTAGGACCCATCTATTTTTTATTTAATAAATAATCATTTATTTGTTTTTTCTATGAATGATTTCATAACATCTATATATTTTATTGTTGTACTTCCTTTATCAACATAATCAAAATGATTTGGGTTTTCTTTTAATTTTTGAATTGGGTCAACATTTATGTATTCACCTTTATAAAATTTAGTGCTTTTAAGGTTGTCCGTTACTCCGGCCATATGTAATATTGGATTTTTATCGTAAATTACAGCTGGGTCCGTTGCCCAACAAAAACTTAATTCATTTGTTATTTTTGTTTCGTATTTAAACAACCATAAATTCCAAAGAACTGACCACATTTCAGCAGTCCAAAATTGTATCTGTCCTGGGTTAATTGGGAATCTTTTTTGGTAGTTTAACATTTGATTATAAAGTGGTGTTGAATCTTTATAAATTTTATTCCAAAGTTCATAGGTTGTGTTTTTCAATAGGTATTGTCCACCACCTGAATTATTTTGATTTTCTTTTATAACATCTGTATCAATTCCAATAACATCGGCCATTTCTTTTAACAATTGTCCTTTTTCAGAATTTGGGTGTTTTTCTTCATATCTTTTACAACAGTCCATCAAATAGTTATAACCAATATAACTTTTTGTATCAGATAAATAATTTACATTGTCTTTAAGTAACTCCTCAAAATTTGGTAATTTTGAAAAAATAATGTCGGCATCGTGAAGAAAAAAACATTTTCCATTTTCTGGAAATTTTTCTAACCATTTAGATATTAAAAATGGTTTTATACTTGGGATATAGGTTTTTTTATCTCTTGTATCTTCAAAAAAATGAACGTTAATTCCAAATTCTTTTAATTTTTCACCTTCTTCTGATGGTTTTTTTTGCCCATTACATAAACCAAAAACAACGTGTATTTGTTTTGGTTCAATTCCCTTTTCTATAAAATTATGAACATATAATTTAACTTGCCAATGAAAATACGTAACATCAGGTTGTGCTGTTACAAATAAAATATCTTTCATATTCAAAATATAGAAAATGTTACAAATTATTAAACACAAATAATAAATTCTTGATAGGTACAATTTATTGTGTTAGATAATTTTAATAAAACAGATGGGTAAGATTCAAATATTACCGGTAATTGAATTGTTACCGCTGGTGGGATTGGGTTATTTATTGTTGCTACCAGAATACAATTATTACCATAATAATCACAACAATAAACATCATAAGGTAATGTCATTCCTGTTACACCACTAAAGATAATTTCTGTCATATTAAATTGGTCCAGCGTCTGTTATTGTCCAGTTATTTGGTGGTGATGTTAAAATATTTCTAGCAGTTGCTGCCGCACTTGGTGATGCAGAATAAAATGAATTTGAAGCGTCAAAAGTTACATTAGGTTGTACTGATGGTAATGAAGCCCAACCAATTAAAAGATTATCATAGTTTGTTGTATTTAAACCAACATTAGCAAGCATATTTACCATACTAGTTACATTTGAAATGTCCCAACCACCAAGATTTTGTTCAAACTGAACTGTATCAGAAAACATAGAGTCCATATTTACCACATTTGAGACATCCCAAGATGATATATCTCTATTAAATAGAGAACAGTTTGAGAACATACTTTGCATATTTGTTACAGATGATGTAATCCAAGAACCAATAGGTTGATTAAATATTATACAAGCACTAAACATTGATTCCATATTTGTAACATTTAAAACGTCCCAATTATTAATATTTGGGCTTCCGGCATTATTAAAGTTTGTACAACCTGCAAACATTTCTCTTGTTGTTATTGCACTAGACATATCCCAATTTGAAACTTCCGTGTTAACTGGTGTTTTTAAGAACATTCCTCTGAAACTTTGGACTGAAGATGTATTCCAGGAATTTGAGTTATTAATTACAATCAATGATGTTTGACAACCGGCAAATGTTCTTTCAAAAGTAAGTTGTCCAGTTAAATCTGGAACGTCAACAACAGCTGATAGGGATAAATTATCACAATTTTCAAAATGTTTTGCATACCCATTACCAAATCTAAATTGACCCCACTTATCAACACTTAAAATATTTCTACGATATGTTGGGGCGTAATCAAATGACCAACCATCTATAGTACCAAAGATTTCTACTTGATATACTCCACTTGTTGGGTATGTGTGTATTCTTTGTGGGCTATTATAAGAATTAATATTATCAAATGTTCCATCACCCCAATATACAGTAAAATTATAAGTACCAGTTGGTACCAATGGTAATCCAATTTGGAAACCACTAAATGTTGACCAAGTTGTAACAAATGATGGTATTACAGATGGTGTTGGTGTAATTGTTGGTGTGATTGTAGGAGTAACTGTAGGTGTAACAGTTGGTGTTGGTGTGACAGTTGGTGTTGGTGTAATTGTTGGTGTAACCGTAGGTGTGACAGTTGGTGTTGGTGTTGGTGGTAAACCGCAATACACACAAGAAATGTCATAATCAATTATTAGATTAATAATCACTTCAGCGTCCGCTAACAAATTAACATTTGTTGGGTTACAATTTTTATTTGTTTGATTACAATCGTTAATTATTTTTAAACTATTATTTTCTAAATCAAATTCAAAACTTCCAATTTCAGGGTATTGTGATAATAAATCTTCTAAAACTAATATCCATTCGTTATCTGTTGGGTAATCTGTTAAACTAAAAGATGTGTAAAATATATTTTCTTTAACAACACCATCAACGGATACTTGAGCTTTAAATGTAGCATTATTTAAAACACAATTTGTATCATCAAATGTTAAATCATAATAACCTTCATTTAACATTTGTAACATACCTCGTCTTCCAACAACACCGGTATTTTGAAAATTTTGACTACAAATTGTAAATAATTGTGTTGATGAAATAAGTTCTGTACCTGTTAGTTTTTTATTTCTAGTTAAAGTACATCCGTCACCATCAATTATAGTTAATGAATACGTACCAGCGGAAAGTCCGGTAACAGTTGATCCGGTTTGTCCATTAACATTTGAACTCCAATTATATGTAAATGGTGGCGTTCCACTTGAAACTAAAGCTTGTATTTCACCGTCAAAACCAGTGACTGGTGGTATTGTAAATAAATCAAAATATAAATTAAATGATGGACTAATAGTAAAAGAAACTGACTGTGTACATCCATTTGTATCAAAAACAGTAGCTGTATAATTTCCTGGTGATAAATTATTAAAATTCGGTGTTGATTGTATTGGTCTACCAGTTATTTGATATGAGTAAGGTGTTGTTCCACCGGTTGTTGCATTTATTGTTACACTTCCATTATTTTGTCCACAAGTTGTATCTGTTGTTGTTGCCGAAATTGTAAATAAATCTGTATTAGATATTGTAATTGATGTTGTATAAGTACAAGATGAACCATTTGAAATTTCAAGTGTGTAAACCCCACTAAGTAATCCATTAAAAACAGCACTTGTTGATCCGTTTACAGTTGATACTACATTCCCAAAAGAATCTGTTAGCGTGTAAGTAAAAGTTCCGCTAGGTGATGTAGCATTTAAAAATACAGATAATATTCCATTGTTATTGGAACAAGTTGAGTTTGTGGTTGATAGAGAAGCAACTGTAAATGAATTTGGGTTTATTAACAGAACGGATTGTGTTGCTGTACATAGTCCAGAATCTTTAACAGTAACAGTTAAAACACCTGGGCCTAAATTTGTAAATGTGTATGATTGTGTAAATGTAATTACAGTATCACCATTTGAGCCTGAAAAAAAGTAGGGTCCGGTTCCGCCAAGTATTGTTACAATAACTTCACCATCATTATTAAAACAAGTTGGTTGAAGTGGGATCATATTGGTGATTGATACACTAGGTATTAAATCTACAGTTGTTGTTTGAGTTAAAGTACAACCATTATTATCTGTTACAGTTACAGAATAATTTCCATTTGTAAGTCCAGTTATTGAACTTGTTGTTTCACCGTTTGACCATAAGTATGTGTATGGTGGATTACCAGTTAAACCTGTTATATATATTTTTCCGTTATTTACTAAACCATTACAACTATTGTTGTCAACAACATAAAAACCATAATTTATTGGTGTTGAGGAATAGATAATACAACTTTCACTTCTTCCAGTACAACCACCACCATCATTACCAATTACATAGTATGTATCGGCAGATAAATTTAATGGAAATGTAAATGTACTTACGGATGTTGAGGCACTTGCAATATAGTTATCATTTATATCATAAAGATATACCTCACCAACACCATAAAAAGACGAAAAAGAAACATCAATAGTTCCATTATCTAAACCACAAGTGGTACCATTAGTATCAATCGAAACACATGTTCCAGATGAAATATGTATATCAATATAATTAATTGTTGGGGGTAAACAAAAATCTTGGACCAAGATTGTATAATCACCAGCAGGTAAATTATCAACAAAATAATCATAAGTTGATGCTGATGTTGGTAATAGACCACTACTTGTTACTTCACTAACTGTATATGGTGGTGCGGTACTTCCTGTAAAATCTAAATAAATGGCACCCAAAGAACTATTAGTGCAGTCACCGGTTATTGATAAATTATATAGTATGGTTCCACAACTCATTGATTACAAAAGATGTTAAAGTTTATTCCGGTATTTATTTCAAAAGTTTGTAAAATACTTAATGGTATGCAGTTACTATTGTAAACTGTTACAACTCCATTTTCATTTAAAAAATAACTTAACCCATAGGTTTGTAAATCTTCAAAAGCTAGAATTACACCTTCAACCCATTGATCAATTGTTGGTGCACTTAAATTACCATTATTTACGCCAACTCCTTGGAAAAACTCATAATTTATGATTGTTGTTCCATTAAAATTCACATTTACATACCAATTTGACTGAATTGTGTTTACCAAACAGTCATTTATTTGTTTACCACTTTGAGTTAAATAATTTGTTATGGTATTTACTAAAACAGTATTAAATGATTGTGTTGTTGTTGAGCCATTAAATCCTAATAAATTACACTCAATTGACTGAATTGGGCAATCGTAAGCAAATATCTGACCGGCCAAGTAACAAGGTTTACAAGGGACCGGAATAATTTGACAACCTTTTTGTCTTCTCCACACAAATTTTTGACGATGAAATATTGAGTTTTCATATTTAACACCGGTGTTCCAGATTGTTGTTGCTGGAATCATTTGTTCGATAAGTCGAGTCCAATAATCACCCAATCCATTCACATAATCAATCATTGTTTGATATGTAAAATTATCATTTGGAATATTGATTGCTTGTTCTGATTCTAAGTATCTCCAATAAATTGATTGTAATGTTGGGTATCCCCCTGTTTTACCATCAGTTATAAATTGTCTATTTCTAACATTTATTGTGTTTTGCCAAAATGTTTGTGCGAACTCAAAAAATGTTTTTTGTTTTGGTTTTGGTACAATTTCGGTCCAGTCAATTCCACCTCTTTGTGGGTATGGTGTATTTGGGTTTGGGTTACAATATGTTGGTTCAATATAATTTAATCCTTGTTCTGGAATTGGGTAATTATATTTTCTTGACATACTCCAAACGTCATAGACCAATCCTTGTGCTGGATTCATAAAAATGTCAACATTTTTAACATTGATTACCAATCTATCATCACCTATTGTGTACCTAGCATTAAAATTACCATCAGAACTTTGTCTATTAACACTATTTGTATCAATCCAACTTTTTTTATTGTCAGAAACTCTTCTCAATCTAAAACCAATGTCCATATATGGAAAACTTCTATACCTTTGAAGATATTCTTCCCCATAATTAAATGGCTGTAGTGTAGTTTCAAAAGTTGGGTTTGCACCAGTAAAAACACTATTTGTCAAATCAACTTGTTCTGGCATTCTATGTTGAGGCGTTGATTCAAACCAGCCTCCACCAATTTGATAATAGTAAGTTTCTGTTGGTGTAACCATAGCGGGGTAACCATTGTCATCAATAGGATAATCATCTATTGTTGTTGTAACATCTTGTGTTATAGTTTGTGTTGTGAATCCAGTATACTGGACTCCCATTATTGAAAATATATCTGTTGTATCTAAAACTGGTAATTCTTGTGTGTACGTTCCTCCGGTAATTTGTGCAAATTGTGTATCAAATTGATTTAAATTTATTTTTTGGTCCGCTAAATACACATACTCATTAAATTCAACAAGGGCTTCTGGAGCACCAATCAATCTTAATAATATTTCTATTGATTTTCTGGTCCCTTTTGATTTGAATAGATATGCTGAGTTTAATATTAAATTTCTATAATATTGATAATTCAACTCTTCTGGTGTCATTCCTTGTGAGACACCACTAAAATTACTTTTACTTGGTGAAAAAACAGAACTTAGAAGTTCTTCATTTGATATTGGTGATATATTAGTATTCCATCCTAAAGTTTGTGCTAGATTTTTTAATAATTGTGATGGTATATCGTTCTTAACATTATACCTTACAGAATTTATTGTTGATAGAGCATCAATAAATTGTTTTGTTTGGTCAAAACTTCTACCATAAATTTGTAATACTTTTTCTACTTTTTGATCTTGAGTATCAAATTCTTTAATGGCTCCTGTTGTTAAAAATCTAGAAACCAAATTTGTTTGATATAAATCAAAATCTTCCGCAATAGTATTTAATTGGTCAAGATAGTTTGTAAAACTAACAGTTCTAATGTCTAGATTCCAAAAATTTGAATCTAAAGGAAATTGTAGGGTTTCTTTTGCTGTATAATAGGTACCAACTTCAGTTTCTTTTGGGACATTAAATACTGCTGTATATATTGGTGAGATTTTTTTATTTAGTAAGAAATTTTCAACAGAATCAAAATCTTCATTAAATGTTTTATTTACATAAAAATCGTTTGGTCTAATTAACAATGTTTGGTATGAAACACCATCAGCACTAAATGGTTTTCCTTGAACAACTAAACCTAAAACTTGACTTGTACTATCAGTTGGTGTTGTAAAATTAACTGGATATTCATTTTCATTAACAAATAGTGAATATTTTGCAAATGAAGCTGTAAAATTTCTTAAAGGTGAAATTTGGGTTTCAAGTGATTGGAAATTTACATTAGCGTTTGTTGTAAAATCTATACCAAATGGATTTCTTATTGATGTAATAAGAATTTCAAATGAAGTTTCATCTTCAGTTTGGTCATAAATAATATTTTGGGCTGTCTGTTGTACTAAAAAACTTGAGGTTGTTTGGAATACTTCTAGACCGGCTGGAAAATAGTTAATAATTTTAGATATTGAAGCTGAAAATCTTTTAACTAAAGACCCATATAAAGTAAAATTTGTTATTTCTGATAAATCGTAATTTGGATATACTCTAAAGTTTTTTTCGACAATTGTTTTGGATTCTGCAACAGAATCAATCCCAATTGAGTCCAAGTTAATTGGGTCTGAAAATGCTCCAATTGAAAATGTTCTATTTTGTTTTTCAGTTATTGCCGTTGTAAATTCAAAATTACCTTGGGTAAAACCGCCCCCATCAACTAACTGAAACCCAACTAAGTTGTCTGAAAAAGTTCCTGCACCAGATGCAGATTGAGGAGGACAAGTATATTTTTTAACGGCCATTATCCAGTTATGTTATTAAAAGCTTTGCTAAAATCAATATTATTACCTCTATCTTGTCTAACTTCATAAAGAAGTTCATTAAATTGGTCTCTAATTTCGTATAAGTTGTATTGTTTGTAAATATTATTAGCACTGTCATAGATTGTGTAAATACCATCATCAATTGATTTGGTTTGATTACCATAAAGAGCAATTGCCAATGTAGAAATATCGTGTTCAGCAATTTCTATTTCTGTTGTTATTGGATTAAAAAATGTATTTGTAATAATAATACTTTGATCTGGTTGACCAATAAAAGGTGTTGCGTTTGGTTTGTTTGTTGGTGCTGATGATGGTGAAAGTGTACAAAACATTAAATTTGTTGTTCCTTCAACATATCTATATCTAATTGATTTTTGAATGGTATTTGTAAGGTTTTGGTAAACCGGTTCACAATAAAAAGATGATGTAATAACTCTAAAAAAGTTTGGTATTTTTGTTCCATCACTATTTAAATATTCAACTCTAAAACCAATCAATCCTTGATTTGTAAATTTATTTCTATATTCAGAAGGAACATTATTCAAATCAATAACAATTCCCTTAACATTTGGTAAAGCAGAAAGAACACCACAATCTGTGATTGTTGTTCTAATTTCAGCTGGTCTAATATAAAGAGTATATATACCCAATTTATTGAATTGGTCAACTGGAAGTCTCAAATTGTAAAGACCACCCAGAATTTCAACATTAGCATTACCCCCAGTATTTCCGTTATGAAAATATGGTCTCAATATATTTTTTGCATCTAACTTTGTTAGAGTAAAATTATCTGTATCATCTCTTGATGGTGTATAATTTAAAAGTATTTCAACATCATCAGGACTAACGTCAGAGGGTCTTATTGTTCCGTAAGTTCCAGTAGCCACAGTTTTATATTTTTGTTATTTATTGTTGTCAAATTATAAATACTTAAAATCATTGTTTTTCAACTTTGAAATATCCATATCCATACTTTTCCAAGTCTCCTATATTATCAACCTCACCCAACCTTTCAATTTGTTCCAAACCTGTAATTTTTCCTCTTTCAATAAAAATATTTGTTTGTACTTCTGGTTCGTCAATAACATTAAGGTATGCTTCATTTTTTGTAATTGCCGATAATATTAAATCATTTGCCGTAAAACCAGATGACTGAATTGAGTAAATTGTATATCCATCTTCATAATCATAATAATCAATTCCATTTATTGTATAGGCAGTGTATGAATTAGTAATATCTGGTCCCCAAAAAATTCCAACATCTCCAGTTGTTCCGGTTACGGGAATTCCTGGTTTAAATTTACCAGCAAACAAATTTTGTTTTGGTCCATATTGTGATAAATCATTTAATGTTGATTGTGTAAATCCTGTAATTGTAAAAGGAACTGTTGTGTAATTTGAACTATAAAAATCACTAATATTAAAATTAGAATCCCCAGAAAAAATATAATTATAATTAAAACTTGTTGCTGACCAACTTCCTCCGGCAGGTGTAAAAAATGCGGTACCTTGTGGATTAAGAATTGGTACATTTATAAAAGGAACTGTAATAGTTTTTGTGACAACTGAAATTCCCCAAGGTGATGTTGCGGTCATTGTTATTGTGTATTGACCGTCTGTAACATAATTGTGTGTTAAAGGGCCACCACCACTTATTGGTACCAATGGGGATCCGTCTCCCCAATCTACAACATAAGAAACTAGAGATAAAAACTTTTTTAATTCTAATTCCGAAGTATTATAAAAATAATATGTGTATGGTGATGTAGTTGTTGCTGAAAATATAAAGTTATTTATGACATCTTTTTGTAAAATTGCACCATCAAAAATAGAATAATAACCTAAATCTATTGCTGTTTGAGTAAATAATATTGGTATTGTTAGTCCAGTTAATACTGATACACCATTTGTACCACCGGATAATAATTGTGTAATACCACTATAATAACCGGTAGTTCCCGTATAGGTTTCAATTGTTGTTGCTGTTATTGGACAACAAGGGTCAACATCAAAAAATGTTTCTGTCCCTGCGGTATAGTTTACCTGGACTATATCACTTTTAATGTTTTCTGGCGAAATTTTAAAATAATATCTTTGTTGTTCCATTATTATGGGTTAATATATTCATACCACATTAAAGGTGAAGCTAAATTTCCAACTCTTAATAATGTGGTTGTATCAATAACTTCATATGTTTTAGTTGGGTAATCTAAAACTAGTTTGTAATAATAATATTTTGACGAATCAAAATTGAAAAAATTTGGTGTTATATTTGATTGTGGTGTATTTGTCATCCTTTTATATGTACCATCTTTACCATTAAAAAATCTGGCGGACATATAAAATTCTGTTAAATCAATATATTCTCTACTTCTTAACCAATAAATAAAATAACCTTCTTTGTCTCCAATATAATCCAAAATCATATCTGGTATTTTAACATCAACATTAGGTATTAATGTATTAATATTTACATTTTGTGTTAGACCTTGTTGCACTGGTAAAATAATTGTAAAATATAAGGTTTGTGTTTTTTCTTCTGGAGTATCATAAAAATCCAATTTAAAAAATGATTTTGTAAATGGTTTTGAGAAATAGTAAAGTTCGGTATCCGTAAACCCTTGTGGGGTATAATCAACAACCCAATTAGTAATCGTTGATGATGTAACCGGTAATGTATTATCAAAAAAATGAAACTTATAATTTATTTCAGTATTAAGGTTTTGGAATTGTTTGTGTTCAAATCTAGCAACCTCAAAATCTGAGGCCGTACCAATAACTTCCTTTACCATTTCTTCTTGGTATTCTTCGATACTATCTGTTCTTCCACCAAAATCCCATCTTATTTCAAGAGGAATATTGATGAATTGGTCATCGATTGGTAATTGTATTTTAATTTTATTCACATCCATCTACTAAAGGTTCTGCAATTTCACTTATGTTTTGTACATCTGTTCCTTCAGGAACTATTCTAAAAATTGTATTTACAAATGGATAATGTTTTCCATTTGTAAACGGATAATTAACACCAATACCATTTTGGTCTAAAAACCCATATTCATATATATCTCTCCATCTAAATCCATTTGAAAGGTTGGAAAAAAATGCATAACTTGGGACACCTTCAACATTCTCATAAATCGATTCTTCAATGTAATCCGAATAAACTCTTAATGTAATTGGGTTATGTGGCTTGTAATAATAACCAAATTGATTTGATTGTGGTGCTGTAGTTTGTATTGAAAACCATTGTGGGTTATACCCTATTTTATGATTATATCTTGATATAACTCTCTCTTTTTGTTCATAGTCATTCCATTCACAGAAATCACCATTTAGAGTATCTCCGGTTGTAAAATTACTATTATAAAAAAATGGACCTTGTGGTGGTAGGGTATTTGAATTATATTGCAATTGTGGAATGTTAAATAAATTTGCACTATTAAGGTCGCTCCACCAAGGACTTGGTATATTTTGATATAATGGTAAATTAAAATCCCAACCTTCTTTGGTATTGATTGTCCAACCAAAAGAACCTTTCCAAATTGTTGTAAAAAATAATTCTGAAACCGGTCTTTTTTGATTATCTAATAAAGGTGATAAATCAATGTCAACATTAAAAGAAAGTGTGTATGATTGACTTCCTTCAGAAGTTGATGACCTTGTCGTACTATTTGGTGTTAAAACAGATTTTTCTAATTTTGATTTACTACCATATATATTTTGTTCAAAACCGGCTTTAACTAAAATAGCATCTTCAACATTTGTTAGAATTTTATGTTTTCTAACATAATATTTTGAAGTTGTTTCTTGTTTGTTTGATGTTGTTATTACTCTTTTAAATGTTCCGGTAACATTTTGATCAAATGTTGTTCCTGTGTATCCCACATTATCAATATTAAAAATATAATCTTCACTACCATAACCACTATCACCTAAACTTGAAATTTGGAAATACTCTTCCCCGTTATAATTAATTGATAACTGAACAAACTCACCGGCACTTAAACCGTGTTTAATTGGTGATTTAAATGATATTAGTGTTGAGTTATTATTACTTCCAATATAAATTAAAAATGGTATCCCGTCTTGACTTACCCACGACCAAGCACCATTTGTAACTGGGTCTGCGGCATATAACTGTTTGTTAAAATCATTTTCATAAGCATAACTTAAATAGTGAGTCCAATTATACGTTGTGGCACTTTTATTAACAAAAGTTATTTGATTGTCTGGTGGTTGTGTATAACCCACAACATTATTATCTGTTCTTATAAAATCAAATTCAAAATATTGTGGTTTTCCTTCCCAAAAAATATTTGTGTTTGGGACTCCGGGTGGTGGAAAATTACCACCAGGAAATGTTGATATTGTATTTTCAATTGGATTTGTATAATATAAATTATTTTTAAATGGACCATAGTTAGTTTTTCCAATATATTCATTTTGGAAAATTACTGTGAACTTTGTGGTTGGTCTAAATATTGTTGATTTTTGTCTTTCATCAGAATATACCTGTTCTAAACTAATATCTACATTTCTGTCAAATTCAACAATCTCTTCTTGTGTCTGTTGAAGTGGAACATTAAGTGCAAAGTTTGTTTCTGGTGCTGATTTATACCTTAAACTACCTTTAATAAATGTTGTTGTTTTATCTATCATGCGTTAGGGTCAAAAATATAAAGTTTAACAAATTTATCTATTGCTGTTTTTCCATTGTTCAAACCAAAATAGAAATGGTATGGTGCGCCAACAAGAATTGACTCACCTGGTTGTGTTGTTGATGGTGTTGCAATTGGGTCTGGTTGTGATGAACCACTAAAATTAACAATATACCCTTGTTGTGTTTGTGGGTTAAAATATGAAGTTGTAAAGTAAGGGTCACTATTAAAATCTAAATCCTGATAACCTTTAGAAAAGAATCCACCAGTTGATGTAACATTTGTGTCCCAATTATTATTTTCATTACCAAAAATATAATTTGAGTCAATACCTAACTTCCATTTATAATGTGGTACTTCTTGTGTTTTTGGGTATCCATATTGATAAAATATTGGTGGAGCTAAATTATAGTATTCGGAACCTGGTGATAAATTTCTTCTATATACATAATCTAAATCATTATTTTCATAAAATAATCCAAATACTGGTCTTGGGTATCCGTCACCAGATTGTGAGTCATCACCAAAGAAAATACTATTTGGGTTAGGATAGTTTTCTGCTAAAAATGGATTTATTCTCCATTCAGAATTTATTGAGAGCATTTGAGCAAAATCACCATCAATTCTATCACCTTGTCTTGTACTATTAAAAAACTGTATAATACCTTTACCTTCAGTATTATCTCCAGCTGGGTTGGTTAATGGTATCATAGCTTGTCTAAAATTATCGTTTAACAATCTAGATAAAAACCCAACTTGTATTACAATCGAATTATCTTGGTATGATGTTGATTTTACTTGGTCAACATAATAACTATTAAAATTATCATTATTACAAATTTCTGTAATGAATTTTTCTCTTGGTCCCAAATCCATAACCGTTGTTGGGAATTGAATTTGTTTTGTATTATACCCAATACCTGGGTAATCATTTACTAATACTGCTGGCCAATTTGAGTTTGGTTGTGGGGCATCTTTTCCTATGAATTTTGTCCCATCCCAAGGCGATGATCTATAATAAAAATTATTTTCTAAATCATTAAAAACTATAACATCATCACAATATTTGTAATCTGGTGTTGTATCGGTAAGGTTTGAATAAGTTGCAGTTTTATTAAAACTAAACATATATAATACACCATTCACCCAGTTGTTTTGGAATGTTTGTGCAAAAACACCCCTACAAGCGGCAAATGTTATTGTAAATCTTGTTTTCCATTCTAAGAATAATCTAGCATCATCTGAATATGCACCTTTAATTAGGTATACTTTTTTGAAGAATTTATATAGGGCTGGGTCTTCATTAGGGTCAACATCTTTTTTATTTAACAAACAATAACAGCCTTCAACCACTCTATCTGGTGGTACAACACATTGGTTTTCTGGTATTACAGTTACATTTGTTCCAGATCCACTATAACATTGTAATGAAACCATATCTTCACAAGTAAAAGTTTGGGTTAATCCGGAAACATCAGCATCTAACCCTTCACCAGAAGGCAAACTTGCCGAAAAACTTGTTGTTGAGTCGCTTGATTGTCCATCAATTCCGTAATAACAAAAATTATTATTCATATGAAGTGCGTAACCAGTTCTAGAACCAGCACCATTTTCAATACAAGTTGATGTTGGTAATCTATCACTTCTCATTATTATATTATTTTTATTTGTAAAATTAACACCAGCTAATTCACCCGGATTTGTATAACGATAATACGCTGCGGAATACATTGTGTATATTATATTTGTACTACCAAATGGATAACCTAATGTATCCACACTTGCAAATTGGTAGTATAAATCTAAAGTTGGTGTTAGTGTACCAATAGATGTGTTAATTGCAATAAAAGAATCTCCACCAAAATATTGTTGTGGAACACCTTTTGGTAAAATTGAAGGTAGTGTTGTTAATATATTTGGTGTTGATGATAACAAACCTACAGTAAATGCGTTATTTTCTGTTTTATAATTTTGTCCACCAAATGTAAATCCGTTCATATTGTTATCATCTGTAGATAAGTAATAATAAGGGTTTGTTGATGTAAATCCTGAATAATCATTTGATGGTGTAAATGTGAATGACTCAAAATATAAACCTGTGGGTGTTGAATTATCAACTGTATTATGCGTTTTTGGTCCTAAAGTACTTGCTTGTATTGGTCTATTAAGATAATAATTACCAGTAACGGTAACGGTATTTGTTGTTGTGTAACCAAACAACAATGATAAATCATATTTAATTTCTTGTTTTTGTGTGTATGGGTCAACACCTCTTGTTATTATAACAATTTCATAATCATCTTGATAATTTGGTATTTGTTCTATAGCAATAAAACCAGTAACTTGTTTACTTGCTGGGTCACCATTATCATCGGTTGTTGTTGCAATATATGGTGGACTTAATGGTATTGGTATTACTTGTGATGCTGATTGTCTCTCGACCTCATAAAAAATTCTATGTTTCAAATATTCATTATGAAATAAGTTTGTATTTACTCCGGTTGATTCCGATAAAGTTTCGTATTCACCAATAGTCATTCCGGTAATTACTTGGAAATATTCAATATCCGGTAAGTATTGCATATAATTTTCACTACTACCGGTTTGTATAATATTAATGTTAGCTGATGAGGTTGTTGTTGGGTTAGATGGATTTGCAAAAGGAATTGAGTATAATGTTGTACCTGTTACTGTAGTACCGGTAACCGAATTTAAACCAAATTGATTTATTGTTGCTCCAGTTATATTTATATTACCGTCTGATGTAACTGGGTTATTAAATGAAAAAACTGTACCAATACCAATATTACTTGTTGTCCCTTTTCTAACTAAAAGAACAAGTGATTGGTCTTGATAAGTACCAGACCCTGGTAATGTTGGATTTGGTGTTACTGAAATTCTATTAACCCCACTAAAGTATCTTTCTCTTGTGTTAAAATCATTTAATTTTTGTGGGTAAGTAACTGATAAAGGATTTGCAAACCATCTATCATCATCACTAGCACCGGTGTCTTTGTCGGCACCAAAAACAAATGGTTGTGGCGCTTTAAATTTAAGATTATTTGGTGAAGAAGTATCATCCCAACCAGAAAATAATCTTTTAAAATCTATTGACGCTTGTGCTGCCACACCTGGCTCAATTTTTTCGTCAAAAATTAAAGCAATTAACGATCTATAACCAAAATCAGGTAAATTTCCACTACCATCATTAAACCAACCCTTGTTATTATTTGCCGGAGGAAATAATGGTCTTTGGTCTAAGTTAGGGTGGTCAATATCATATGTTGCAGATAAATTTATTGGTGCTAAAAAAGAAGTTGAGCTTGCTAAAGATGTGTCTGGGTTGTCTGTATTTGAATCAACAAGTGTTTGGACTGATTGTGAGTCAAAATTATCTTCCATTTCCGCATTTGAACATTTACAATCACAACTATTACATTCTGGATATGAAATCATCGGTAAACCGATTCTAGGAAAACCTTTGATTTTTAGTGCCGCAATTACAGCGAGTGCAGTAAATGTTAATGCAAAACCAACTTTTACTGCCGCAACAACAATCTTAAAAACACCATAACCAATAAGCCTTATTGATTCTAAAAGCCAACCGGTGTTTATTATTGGACCACCGACATTCGCACTAAAAATACCAGCACCAGCACTAATTGATTGTACACCAGTTTGTACGGCTTCAATTCCCGCAACAACAGAATCGTAAGTTTCTTTAAGTGCTATAAGAATTAAAACATATTTTAAAATTGGCCATAAAAATGAAATAAAATGGGCAACAAATAATAGAACTAATATAATTGGAGCTAAAACACTTACTAATATGTTAAAAATAAAAAACAAAAAATCAAAATTTCTAATAATATCATTTACCGGAAATGTATTTACTGTTGTTTTACAAGTCCTATTATCAATTTCTTTTATACCTAAATGTCTTGCTCTACCAATACCATTTTTGTATCTATCAAGAAACATTGATGTAGTATATACTTTATTGTAGTTAAACTCATAAAATCTGTCCTCACAATTAATAGCATCTTGTACCATAGTTGAGTCTCCATAATCATCCCAATCTAAACTAAAAGCATATGACCTTAATAAATCAAAATAATCAGATTGATAGTATGTAAAAGTAAAAACTTGTGGTTGTGTTGTATCATTTGGATTAGCACTTATTTGAATATTACCCCCGGTTATTGGTATTACATTTGGGTCTCCGGTATACAATATACCATTCAAATAAATATTAAAATCTGTAACATTTGTTGTACTTTCCAATACTAATCCACCGGGACCAGGTAAAGGTTGTGTTGAACCTGTTAAAACACCAATACCTAATGTATAGGTAAATGTTCCAGTATTTAATGGATTTAATGGATCTTGCGATGAAGTTGTCCATCCATATTCTTTTATGTTTGGGACGAGGAAATTTGCTCTTAAAAATTGGTTTTGTAATCCGCCTTCATTATTCCATTTAAACTTAAATCTATATTTTCCTTTTGTTGGTATTCCTTTGTTTGGATCATTTGAAATAACTTGTTGACCAAATTCATTTGTAATTACATAATCCAAATTCATTGGTACGTTTACTAAATAAGAACCGTCCCCATCAATTACATTTCCATTTTGTTCAAACTGATATTCTTCAAGAACTGGTAAATTTTGTTGATCTAAAAATATTGTTTGTCTTATTGCTTGAATTGACCCACCACCAGCAATTAATTCACAAAGATTTCCAGTATTATTTTTTGGTTTACAATTTTTCTTTAAGGCATCGTCATCAGTTGTTGAGATAATAGAACCCATAAATACTGAAGTTGGATTTATACTTATATTGTTACTTTGTGTTAAATCAAAATCACATCTTGTAATCCCTAAAGAACAAATATTTGGTTCACCCCATAAAGGTGAAATGTCTATAATTCTATTTGATGTTACAATTTGTGGTAGTTCATTTAAGTTTGTAGAACTTTTAAATTTAGAACCGCTTACTTGGGCTTCAGTTGCTTGACCTGATTGTATAAGGTCTTGTGGTGAAAGTGAAAAACACCCAATGTCTGACAAATCTACATCTAAAAATACAGTTTGAGAACCTACTGGAACTCCAAATATCATATAATCACCACTCTCATTTGTTTTTGTAGTAAATTTATAATATTTGTCATAAATTTCTATTTGGGTTTGATCTATTAGGATTTCTTCTTTTGTTGGAAATGTCCCAGTTGCAGCATGCGTTGAATATGATGGTTCTTTTGGTAATAAGTTATATCTATATCCATCTTCACTTACATCAGATAATGTTTTGTATGGATATAAATCGGCAATTAAAGGGTTATTTTCATCTTCAGTTGTTTGAGGAATAAAAACAGACACTTTTGCATTTGGGATTCCGAAACCATTATTAACAGAAACTCGACCTACAATAACCCCATAGTCAGAACAAGGTCTAATGTATATGTCACTTTGATTGATTTTTAAAGAAAGTATTTCTAAAAAATCAAAATCTTGTTCTAGTTTTACGTCAATATGTTTGTCTATACCGACTTGGGTTCGTATTCTATATGATTTTGGCATTAAAATTCACTTTTTTGATAAATAGTTTATTTCCTATTTTAGAAAAATAATCGAATTATTAAAAAAATAAATTATCAAGAAAAGTTGATTGTTTTAAAGTTTAACACTCTAACATTAATGTCCTTGTTTGGAAATCTAATTTGGTAGATTTGTGTTGGTTCAGCAAAAATTGTATCAGCAATAAGTTCTATTTGTCTTGTTGCTGGATCAGAATATCTTTGTGATGTTTGTGATGATGAATATTGACCACCAACATTATTAAAAAATTGTATATCTGATATTGATATTACACCATTTTCATTTTGAATCAATCTTCTAAGTTCAGATACGTAAACATTTTTTCCTAATTGTTGTGTTAATGGATTAAAATAGGTTGTTATAATATCAATAATTTTGCTAATAATAGCACCTTGGTTTTGACTAGCGTCTAATACAACATCAACATTTACAGATAAATCAACAACACTTGCGGTTTCAACAGAAATGTAATCATTTATCATTCTATAGTTTGATAGATAATTTGCAACATTATTTTTAAGTGTATTTGAATTTGTTTCAGTTAAATTACCACTAGTATCATAAGACAACATTTTAATTTTAATTTTGTTGTTTTCTTCAGTAACAGAAACTTTTGCTGGCGCACCAAATTGTGATGGCATCATTCTCAAAACAGATTCATAATCATTTACAGTTACAGCTCTATTTTGTGCTGCAAAGTTAAACGAAACGTATTGTCTTACTTCTTCGGTTGTTGGTGCGTCAGCACCACCAATTGCCGCTGTAACATTATTAGCTCTTAATGAATTTACAACGGTTGTATTAATTGATTCTGAAGGACCATTAACAAAAAATGATACTGTACCTATTTGATTTATTGTATTTATACCAAGATTTGTTCCTTGACCACCACCAATTCTATACTGAATGAATAATGTTGAGTTTGATTTAAGTGCGGCACCTAATGCAAGATTATTAGAATATTTACTTAAATTCATTTCTAAACCACTTCTTGCAAAATCTCTTAATTGTTCTTCAGCTGATACATTACCACCACCAAAAGTCATCTTTAAATAACCTTCTGGTGTATATTCAGTTACAAATTTTGTGTTTGTTGTAATATATGTTCCAACTTTTATTCCGGGTTGATCAGATACTTTGGTTGGGTCCTCAATGAACACTCTATCTTCAGCTAGAGCTTTTACTTCATACCATCTATTATCAAGACCTAAAAATTCTTGTGGTTGTGGGATATTTGTATATTGAGTACCATCTTTTAAAAGAACACTTGTTATACCTAAAACATTTTTTTCTGGTAAAAATAATTCAAAAAATGGTCTTACATCGTTTGGTGTTATTGTTCTTTTAAAAACCTTGGTAATACCATTAACAACAACTTCTCTTTTTGTAATTGTGTAATTTAATAATTTACCATTTGAATCGAAATTTGGTATTTTTAATCTGTTTGGTGAACCTTCAGAATTTATTGGTGACGCAAAATCAATATCATATACAGTTTCAAACGGTTGTCCAGCACCACTAACTTGTGATCCCCTTCTTAATACACCACAATATCTTAAATCTTCTCTATCGCCAAAAGCAGGAACTATAATTGAAAAATCAACTAAAGCAACAGAAGGTCTTTGTCCTGGTATTTTTAAACCATAAGTTCTTGCAATATTATAAATTGATGATTTTTGTTGTGCATATTGTAATACAGTTTCCTGGATACTTCTATCAATATGAAATTGTAAATTATCCGTTACTGCGGCATTTAAATCCAACATAACGGAGAAAACTCCAGCGTCATTAAAATTCTGAATTAAATCTGGATAATAAGTTCTTGTAAAATTTATTAACTCGGTTCTAATTCCTTGGAAATCTCTTGTTGTATATGATATTTTCTTTTCTGCCATAATGTTTTATTTTATATGCTAAATTTTCTTATAGCACGAACTCTTAAACTTCCTGTTTTCATAGAAGCACCTGCTCCTGTATGTGTACCAGCTATACCAAAATTAAATATTAAAGCTTCTGTTTGATTTCTTTCAGTACTACTCCAATAATTTTCGTTAATTATTTCAGTAGCACCAGATATTGAACCAAAACTAGAATTACCAGACAAAGTTCTATTTACATTAAACCTATTATTGTAAAGTAAATTAAGTTCATCAATAGCTGGTAAGTACCATCCTGAAATAGGTACTACAGAATTATAAAAAGTAACCGCATAAGCAGCACTTGTAAATTGACTACCTGTTGAACCTGCTAATGTTAAATAATTAGAAGCACCATTCCAAGATGAAGTATTCATTAACATTGGTGGTTGCCCTGGTCCCATTCTATTATCCCAAGAAGCACTTGTTGCAGCATCAGATTTAGCAACTACTAAATAATTTTCTTGACCGCCATCTTTATATCTATGGAATATTACACCACCTTGTGCAGGTACATACTCTCCTATTTCATAAGTATACTCACCAATTCCAGTTAAATTTGAGCCGTCACCATAAAATGTTACACCACTTATTGTTGTTGCAGATAATGTGCCATTTACCGTAAGTCCAGTTACAGTATCTATTGTTGTACTAAATGTATTTCCAGAACTATCACTAATTGTAAATGTATTATCTTGATATGTATAACCTGTTACATACGTGTCTGTACTACCAGAATTAATATAGCTCTTTAAATCAGGAATTCTTATATTTTTTGTTGTTCCGGAATAAACATCATAATTTACTATTGCAAGTAAATCATATGGTGTTACACCAGAACTTGTTACATTTTGTAATTGTGATATTCTTTTATTTGCCATATACTATTAAATATTTATAATTACAAAATCACTAGTTTCAAAAACAGTATTTGTTGATTTATATTCAATTTTTATTCTTGCCGTATGTTCTTTTTGTGATATTCCAGGTACTTTATATGCTAGCTCACCATTACTATCAACATACGTTCCTTTGTCTTCATCTTCTAATGATGCGTCTGTAATGCTTATTTTTGTGATTAAAAGATTTGGAATATATCTTTCAACAGAATCTCTAATTTCAGATTCAATGTCAGAAAAGGTTGGTCCATCTAATGGTTCAAAAATATACTCATATAATCTTGTCCCAAAATCTGGTAAAAAATATCTACTTCCTTTTCTTGTTAATAATAAATGAATTAAATTACTTCTTATTTCTTCTGAAGTTGTATCTGAAGTGTCCAGATATTTTCCAACAAAAGAATCTCTAAAGGGAAAATTTATTCCATAAGTAATACCATTTGCCATATTCAATAAATATAGTGTTGGTAAATTTTATCTAAATAAAAAAATCCCTACTTTCGTAAGGATTCTTTTAAGTTTGTACTACCCTTCTCATATGAGGGCTCATAAGGGCAATGTTTGCATTTTGAGCCACAGCATTTGCCACGTTTTATATGAAAAGATTCGGTCATTACAATATTTCCAAATTTATCTTTATAGAAATCTGGTTCTGGAGTTTTTTTTGTTATCTCCTGAACGTATAATTGTTGGACCCAATCTTTTGATGCATTTACATTCATTTTAATTAATTTTTCTTTGGTTATAAAACGCTAACAATACTTGATATGTTAGCGTTATGTCATTACCCCAGGTTACTTTCATAATTAAACAATTTCACATCCCGAAGCTCCACATGCTATTTCACCACTCAAGTCGGTATTATCTTGCAACTCAATAATTTTTGTAAGATCAACATTTTTTAATGTTTTTACCAATCTTTCATATTCTTCTTGTGTGCAATCTTGGAAAGGTGCCTGTGTGTAAGTACCTCCGTTGAAGGGTAAAACTGATAATCCGTTATAGAATTTTCTATTTTTCCACATCCAATCACCAACTAATTCCCACTCATCTTCTTTAATTGAAACTGTTGCTGATACATTGTGTGTGTTTTGACCGGTTCTATGTCCAGATTTAACCCACTCTTGTGATACTTTTTTAACTCGTTCCAACATTTGGAATACAGATTCATATCTCAAAATTGACCCTTCTGGTGCCATTTGTGGAATTGTGATTACCGCAGTATCGTGTGGTCTAAAATATTCATCTTCAACAAGTTCCGGGTGATTGATTGCAAGATATGAATATATTGCTTCATTCTTTCCAACACGGATTCTTCTTAAATAATAATCATTATGCCAAGCGTGAATACCAGATGATGTTCCCAATACTAATGATGAGGTACCAGATGGTTTAACAGTTGTTGTTCTTGCAGATTTGTTAATACCAATTAAAGTTGCAACTCTTTCGTTTTCTTCTTTAACCGCGTTTGCTGCTGCTTTCATATCGTAACCTAATACAACTCCAGAACCAATACCTGTCATCCCAACCCCAATAAGAGCGTCTTTTTCTGTTGTTCTTTTCCATACGTCTCTTAAATAATGGAAGTCAGTATAACCAGCTTGTAATGTTCCAATAAAGGCCGCCCCTTTAACTCTATTCTCAAAATCTTCTTGTGACTCAAGATCTGAAGCATTCACCTCACATAAGTTACAGAATTGGTAAGGACGAAGGGCAATCTCACAACAAGGGTTTGTACCCCAATCTTTATCGTTAGATAAATAGATTCCAGGTTCTCCGGCTCCAGATAATTCAATTCTTTTCCAAAGGTCCATAAAATATTCTTGTGTTACTTTATGTCTTAATAGAACAGCCGAATTATTTGCTCTACCTCTTTGTGGATTTGATTCCCACCAGTTTCCGGATTTACAAGAAATCATTTCTTCATCGTCAGCACTAAATAATGAAATTAATGCAGCTCTACGAATACCACCAGCTAATACCGCATCGGCAATATGACAAACAATGTCATGTGTCTCAATTGGTGTTAATTTATCACCATCATTTTTGTTTTCCAAAACCTTTGTAATGTTGTGAATACAATCTTTTAAAGGTTGAGGTCCTGGTGCTTTTCCTCCTGATGTTACAAGAAGAGCTCCTTTTTGACGAATATCTGAAAAGTCAAATATAGGTGTTGAAGATTTAGTCCCCATATAAGACTCAATCAACACTTTAATCGCGTCAGCCCATCCCTCAATAGAATCTCCAATTAGGTATCTTCTTGTTCTTGTTGGGTTTGGTTTTTTAATTTCAGGTAGTTTATCAACGTGGTGTTTTTGAACTGAAAATCCTACACCAGTACCACCTAATAACAAAAACATTGTTTCTGAAAATGCGTCTGTATGGTCCACCGGTAAGTAAGCACAGTTATAAACTCTGTTTGGTGAGATTTCAATTGGTTTACCACCGAATTGTAATGATCTCATTGATGGTAAGATTTTCTTATCATATACCATTTTATAGACGGTTTCAATTTCGTCTTTAATATGTGGGTATTTTTTCTGGTGCATTTCTTTATTTCTTGTTACCAGTTCTTCCCAAGTCTCCCTTCTATTTAATTCAGGGACAAATTTAGCGTATTTCATATACACTGTAATATCGCTTAATATTTTTTGTGAAATATCCATTTTTTACAAATTTAATTATTTTATTTAAGATTTTTGTTCTTTTTGTTGTCTTTTTTCTAACAATTCTTTAACTCGTTGTCTTTGTCTTTCTTCTTTTTGTTCTTCTAAACCTAAGAATGTAGTTGTAGATTCTGTATCAATATCAAGCATTGCATTATCAAATTTACAATTTTCAAACACCACACCGTCATCTCCAATACGAGATTTGGTAATTGCTATTGTGGCAAGTTTCATTTCTTTTTGTTGTAATGATTTTGCAACTGTTATAATTACGTGTCCTACTTGTGCTTTCTTAATTGATCCACCCATTTGGTCTGTTGTTACAACATCTGAA